CAGGCCCCTACGGGCAGTTCCCGGCGATGGCCGAAGCACTAATGCGGAACGGGGCGAACTTCGGTGCTCCTCAGGGCCCTGGCGTCCCGTTGATCCCAGTCCCCCTGGACCGTGCGGAGAATGGCGATTCACGGCCAGGTTTCAGACGGTTCCAGTACGACATATCGCACAACCTCAACATCAACCATCGTCAGGCCCTGTGGAACACACTCCGAGGTGTCGCGGTAGGCAATGACCTGACGGCTCGCTGTATCCAACTCCGTACGGCTGATGTCTTGAGGATGGACCTGAACTGGGGGGTTTCGGACGACGCCATAGCCACGATCATGCAGAAGGACGGGCTTTCCGCGAGCGAGGCCGGGAAGGTCGCGAGAAAACTGTACATGCCCGAAATCGACCGGATGAAGGCGTTCTGCGAGAACCCATTCCCCGAGGACAACCGTTCCTACGAGGAGTTCATGGGCGAGGTGATGTGGCAACTCATGGTCTACGACGGACTCGCTATCGCGCCGGCCTTCAACCTCGGGGCTGAGTGCATCGGATTCGAGATCATCGACGCCCCGACAATCAACATCCTGTTGAACAACTACGGTCGCCGGCCACTTCCACCAGCCCCGGCATTCCAACAGAACCTCTGGGGATACGTGCGAAACGAGGCAATCGGCAACAACATCAAGGGAAAGACCTTCCAAGACGGCGGTGCGCCCTACGACGTGACCGAGGCCGATGTCTTGAGTTACTTCATCCTCAACCCAAGGACCAACACCCCTTACGGCTGGTCACCGGTGGAAAAGTCCTTGCCATTGGCTGATCTTTACTCCGAACGGCTCAAGTGGCTGCTGGCCGAGTACAAGGCGGGAACGTCGTCAAAGATGTACTGGAGAGCGACTGACGAAGCGATTACCCTGCAAAACCTCTCTACGGCTGAAAGGCTCATCAACGAGGGCTTCCAGGGGATGACGAACGCTCGGTATCAGACCAAGATCATGCCCCCTGGGTTTGAAGACCCGTTCGAGACGAAGAACGTCGATGAACTCTACAAGGCCGACTACGACGAGCACATCCTGAAGCAGTACGCCTCATTCTTCAACCTCGCCCCCTCGGCGCTCAACGTGATCGCTCGAGCGGGTTTAGGTGGTGGGAAGGGCGCGTCCGAGGGTCAACAGGACATGACTGAATCGATTTCTTCGAAACCCCAGAACCGTCAATTGGAAGGAATCTGGAATTCACTGGTCAGACAGCACCTGGGATGTGACCGAAACGTCGTGGCGTCACTCAACGATGACACGGGCTCGGAGAATCAGTTAGAGCAGGCGAACGCCTTCAAGATCGCCATCGACAACGCGTGGATGCGACCGAATGAGGCTAGAGAAGAGCTCGGACTCACCCCCGACCCCTCACCTGAAGCAGACCAACTCGCTTACGTGACAGCAACGGGCCCGGTGTACCTCACTGGTCTTTTGGCGGCGCAGGCGACGGCTCAAGACCAAGCAGCCAATCCGCCAGAGCCCAAGGCACCGGTAATCGTTCAGCAAACAGGAGATCCAAGTGGCAACCAAGAGAGCGGCAAAGAAGTCCCAGAAGAAGAAGGCAAGCCGTCCGACGACAAAGGCGAAGCGGCGAAGGCTGGTCTGAAGAGGGCCGAGGCCGACGCCTTCAAGAGATTCGTCTCACGACCACGAAACCGAGAGTTCGTTTTCGCTCACCACACGCCAGAAGAGGCCGATTCATTGAAGGTCGGATTAGCACCACTGGGAAAATCCCGCAAGCCGCACAAGGCTGAGGAAAAACTTAGGGCGATAGCCAACAATCACGTCGGCAAGATTTCCACAGCACTGAAACTCACTGGCGTAGCAGCGGCGATAGCCGGGGCGGTGAATCATGCCAAGGACATGACCCATCTTCTGGACGAAGGTTCCGCAGAAGCCATAGCCACCACGTACGCCAAGCAGACCGGAATCGACCAGAAGGCACTTCAACTCAGGCTCGTGAGTCTCTACCAGGAGGTCGGGAAAGAAGCCCAGGACCAGTTCGTCGCACAGACCGGTCAAGCCCTTGGTTCAGTGGACCTCGCCGGGCTTTTGGAGCGGGCCAATATCACCATCTCCGGAATCAACGACACGGCACAATCCCGAGTCATAACCGCCATCCAGGATGGACTTCTGAACGGGAAGGGGACTTCGGAGATCGCCAAGGACATCCAGGCGAACGTCGAGGGGCCGATGCGACTCAATCAGGCCGATTTGATCGCCCGAACCGAGACCTCGAGGGCATATGGTCAGGTGTTCGGCGCTCAACTCGAGCAGGCTGGTTACACCACATGGATTTGGACATGCGAGGGTGGTGACCCGTGCCAAGCCTGTTTGGACCAAGAGGGTCCACACGACATCAGCGACGGATATTTCCAGCCACTTCATCCGAATTGCGAGTGCCAAGGGGAAAGCCCCGACGCTTCATGAAATGACGCCTTAACCGAACCTAAGGAGAAAGCATGACCGCCAAGAAAGAGATAGACCTGAGCGAGTTCAGGCGAAAGGTCATACCGGGGTGCGGGTTCTCCCATCTTGTCATCAAGCCAGAACACGTCGAAGTCTTGAAAGCAGCCATGCAGGCCGAGGACATATCGGGAGCTGGAATCCATGAGTGGATGAAGCACCGCGGGTATCAAATATCCGAGGAAGCGATTCGCAAGCACCGTAGGGGAGTGTGCGTATGTCCGTGAATGACATCAACGAGTTCCGCGAGGCTACTGAGATAGTCAAACTTCGCGACGCAGCGAAAAGTCTCCAACGTGAACTGATCGACGCCAAGAACCGTGGGAAAGCAATCGTCGAGGCCGTCTATCAGGGTGCGTACGACGCGGCCCTCGTCGTCGGAGTCAACAAGTCAGTTCCCCCGAAGAAGGACAAGCGCAGCCAAAGGGAGGAAGTCGCCCTCTGGCATATGAGCGACTGGCAGGGCGGGAAGTTAACCACCTCCTACACCTCAGAGATCATGCGGACCAGGGCACTTCAGTTCACGGAGAAAGCCCAGACGATCACCGATATCCAGCGTTCGGACCACCCGGTCAGAAAGTGCGTCATCATGTTCGGCGGGGATATGGTCGAAGGTTTGTGGAACTTCCCCACTCAGCCCTACGAGGTTGACTCAACTCTCTTCGACCAGTACGTCAATGTCGCGATGTGCGCGAAGGATGTTGTCCAAATCGCCCTCGGAATCTACGAAGAGGTCGAGGTAGTCGGAGAGTGGGGGAACCACGGACGATTCGGCTCAAAGCGTGACGCCATCCCGAAGAACGACAACCTCGACAGAATGGTCTACGAACTGGCCCGAAGACTTCTGGCGAATGAGTCAAGACTGACGTGGGAGGACTGCCCCGAAGACATACAGAGGGTCGAGATCGGAAACTACCGGGCGCTTCTGATGCACGGTGACGAGGTTGGAAGGTCAGGGTTTGCCTCGCCCGCGGCGTGGCAGGCGGCAGGGAATAGGTGGAAGGCCGGGGCCTACGGGTGGGACTTTCAAGATATCTACCTGGGCCACTACCACCGACACGGCCAAGAGGGTCTCGCAGACGGGCTTGGTTCCATCTACTGGACCGGCTCTACGGAATCAGGCAACAGGTACGCCCGAGACTCAATGGCGGCTTCTGGCGTCCCTAGCCAGAGGCTTCATTTCGTCGATCCCGAAAAGGGCAGAGTCACAGCCGTCTACCAGATCTTCCTGGATGAGTGATGAAACTGCTCACACTCCGTCGAAAGCCGGTAGTTGTTGAGCCGGTGAAGGAGAAAATCCTCCGTTGCAACGTCTGTCACGAACCGAGGCCCGATCCGACCTGGCCCTGCGAATGGTGCGGAGAAATTGAGTGACCTATGCCAGAATCCGAGCCCATCATCCCTACTACGCCGAAGAACTTGGGCTGGCCGAGTATTCACATATTCTCCGAGGTGTCTACGTCGGCAGTTGCGTCCATGAGCGAAACGCCTGGGGAATCTGGGACGGAGTTAGAAGCCACGCCCACAACTACCGGAAAAACGAGTGGTTCGGCTGGGTCTGCGTACTTAAGGCAGAAGATGTCCTTACTTCGCGGGGCAAGCCAACGACTGTCCTACTCCACGAGCTTGCGCATCTTGCCGCCCCTGAGTCCCTTCATTCCCGAGCCTGGAAACGAGCCGTAACGGAACTAGGGGCTGGAACCGAAATCGCCCGATGCCACTTGACGCCGCTGTGACGGGCGCGAAAAGCGTCGTCAAGTTCTCTAGATTTGCTGGATATGACGACACCTGTTGACGGCTCAAAGTTCGTTGCGTTCACCGGCAAGGCGAAACAAGACGATGGCACCTACCTCGTGTCAGGTCGCATCAGCGATACGACGCTCGACCTTGACCAGGAACGATGCGACGCCGAATGGCTCGGAAAGGCCGCCACGGCTTGGTTCAAGGACTACGGAAACGTCCGAGAGATGCACCAGCCCGTCGCAGTCGGTAAGGCCAAGTCTCTGACCGGTTCAGGAGTAAACGGTTTCGACATCACGGCGAAAGTCGTTGACCCGGGCGCGATTGTCAAGCTCGAGAACGACATCTACACCGGATTCTCCATCGGAATCAAGGGAACCCGCTACGACCGCTCCGAGAAGGCTCTTTCAACCGCACCCGGCGGGGTCATCATCGGCGGGAAGATCATCGAAGTGTCTTTGGTTGACGTACCCGCCAACCCCAATGCCAAGTTCGTGGTCGCCAAAGCCGCTGAGATAGGCGACGTTGCTACTGCCGGCAATCCCCCTTGCTCAGAGTGCGGCGGGGTCGGAAAGACCCTCGTTGACGGGAACTGGACCGAGTGCGACAAGTGCGGCGGTGACGGACAAGGAAAGAACGACATTCTGCCCGGGCTCAACTCAGGACCAGACGAACACGGAGAGGTTGGAAAGACAGTGCTGACAGACATTTACGGGGCTGAACTGACCACCAAGGCCGGTGACCCGGACTGCAAGACCTGCAAGGGTTCGGGCAAGATCAAGGACGGTCACGTTGACTGCCCTGACTGCGTGGACAAGGGCGTTGAGCCTGACGAGTACAAGAAGGCTTATACCGACAAGGAACGTCAAGCGTCTGCCGCGAAAGGCAACGCACTACCCGGAGGTGGATTCCCCATCGAAAACAAGACCGACCTTCAGAACGCCATCGACGCCATCGGGCGAGCCAAGGACAAGGGCGCGACCAAGGCGCTCATCATCCGCAGGGCCAAGGAGCTCGACGCCGTAAGTCTTCTTCCAGATTCGTGGGGAGTCGCCAAGAAGGCCGCATTCGCTGATGCCTTGGTAGCGTTGTCCCTGGTCAACAAGGGCGCAGAGCCCGGACAGTGGACGCACGACCCCGACTCGCTGAAGGCAGTCGAGGACGGGATTATCGCCTGTTTGCAACAGGAACTCGAAGAACTGTCAGACGGTGAAGACGAGCGGTGGGACTTGCAGGTACTGCTCGACTCCCTGAACGGCTTCCTTTCATGGCGGATGCACGAGGCATTCGGAGGCGAAACAACTTCGCCGTTCGCACAAGGAGATGACCTGACAATGTTCGTAAGCGCCGACACAATCAAGGCCGCACAGGCGGAAAACGCCACCGACGAAGAGAAGGCCGCGCCAATCGCAGAACTGCGCAAGGTGCTGGGCCTCGAAGAGATCGCAACATCCACAGAGGACATCGTGAAGAAGGTCGCTGACCTTGCGAGTGTCGTGGAGAAGGTGAGAAAGATGTCCGCACCCCGTGAATGGGCGCTGCGTGCATCACAGGAGCAACAGGAAGTCCAGGTTGAATTGGAGGCGGCAACGAGACAGTTGAACGCCTACAAGTCCGCTCAGGCCGACCTTCACACTCCACAAGAGCGCGAGGTCTACACCCCGCTCGTCACCGAGTGGCAGTCCAAAGTGGACGCCCTCACATCCAAGATCGGAGCATAAAGCATGAGTTTCACTTCACGCGCCCTCGACCTCGCTGACGGCGATCCCGTCCGGGCCGAAGCCGTAAAATCAGCCGTCGTCGAGATGTTCGAGACCGGCCTAAAGATGAAGGCCGCCGGATATCAGTTCGTCCCGGGTGCCGGCGTCATCAACCCCCGTCAACAGCAGATGATCGCTGCCCTTGCAACCAAGGGCATCACGGCTGACACGGTGAAGGAATGGGACTTCGCAAACCCCGTCTCGAACACCGCCATCCAGTACTCGGGTCTTACCCCGTATTCGCTGGAATCTGCGTTGATCCACCTGTACCCGAAGGACCTGACGCTTCGCAACTCGGCTGCACGCGAGACGAAGGCCGGTCCTGGTTTCGAGTTCCGTCGAATCCTGTCGGTGACGAACTCGGCCTACAACACCAACGTCTCTCCGTTCTTCATCTCGACCTCTTCAACGGTCTCGGTGAACGGAACGACCCTGAACCGTCCGCCGAACATCACCTACACCGGTGACGCAACCTTCCTGCCGTACGTGGAAATGGGTTGGAGCGACGAAGTCGCCCTCCGCCTGATCTACGCGGCCCAGGGATGGAGCGACCCGCAGGCTGAGAGTGCTCTGGCATTGCTGAACGCCCACATGCTCGGTGAGGAGAAGGCGCTACTCATGTCGCGCTCGACCTCATTGGTCGTCTCGGGAATCACGGCTACGGCGGCTACGTCAAGCACGATCACGACTGGTTCGGGTATCACTGGCGGGACGGTTACCACTGTCCTCGTGGTGTTCAACACCGGCCTTGGTGGTTCGAAGGCGATTGTGGCCTCT